TTATGTGTTTGGTAACAAACAGTATCCTGCTGAAATCATGCCTACGATTGAATATCGTATGCCCGGAGCAACACAAGTCAAGTATGTTAACAATATTATTGCCACACTTGATACTGATTTGACTAACTGGGAAATTCTCGACAATGTTGATACAACAGGGTTCGATTTCAGTTGGAAACCTAATCCAAAAGAACCTGCATACATTTATGAGTTTGCTACTCAGTGGCAAAAGACAGGTGGTCCTCGCTACATTGTAGAAGATGCGACTGAGGTTAAATATTTAGATAGTCAAAAGGTTAAGCGTCTGCCTTCAACCGACAACTGGACTGTGCCTAGTTATATTGACAAAGAACAGTTTGACTTTAGTTGGCATCCCGATGCAACTAGTCCAGCATACATTTATCACTTTCCAACACAATGGGCATTAAGTGGTGGACCTACTTATACAGTAGAAGGGGCAGTTGAATCTAAGTTTGTAGAAGACCAACAAGCCGTAGCATTAGTTGATAAGACTAACTGGGAATATGATACAGACTTAATTGACGAAACTAGTTTCGACTTTAGTTGGCATCCATATATTGAAGATCAGCCTTATATCTATGTCTTTGGTACACAGCATCAAAAGACAGGTGGTCCAAAGTATATTACACCGGGCTGTCATAAGAACAGTCCTGTAAAATATATTGACACACGTATTCTTAAGGCAAAGAGATTGCCATGCATGGACAATTGGAAGATCATTGATGACGTTGTAGTTGATGAATTTGACTATAGTTGGCATCCAGACGAAACTGAAGAGCCATACATTTATCAATTTGGCAACAATCAATACAGTGCTGAGATTATGCCTACTTTGGAATACAAAGTTAAGGGTGCAACACAAATAAAATATGTTAACACGATTGTTGCTAGGTTAGGAAAAGACTTGACCAATTGGGAAATTCCCAATAATATCGATACGTCTGAGTTTGACTTTAGTTGGAAGCCTAATCCTAAAGATCCTGCTTATGTGTATGAATTTGGCACACAGTGGCAAAAGACAGACGGCCCTTGTTATGTAGTAAAGGGCGCAACAGAAAGAAAGTACATTGATGGGTCAAAGGCTAAAAGATTATCTAGTAAAGAAAATTGGACCATTCCTAGCAACATTGATATTACTGGATTTGATTTTTCATGGCATCCAGATAATACTAGTCCTGCTTACATTTATGTATTTGCAACTCAATGGGCACTCAGCGGCGGACCTGTATACACAGTTCCTGGAGCAACTGAAACAAAGTATGTAGAAGATCAATCTGCAAAGTCATTACCAGATAAGACTAACTGGGAATTTGACAGTAATCTTATTGATGAAACAAGTTTCGATTTTAGTTGGCATCCATACGTAGAAGATCAACCATACATTTATCAATTTGGTACACAATGGCAAAAGACCGGTGGTCCTGTATATAAGACACCTGGCGTTCATAAGAACAGCCCTGTAAAATACATTGACACACGTATTCTTAAAGCAAAGAGATTGCCTAACGGCTCATCTAATTGGAATACATTACATGACTATCAAATTGTAGACTTTGATTACAGTTGGCATCCTGACGATACTGACGAGCCATACATTTATGTGTTTGGTAACAAGTACTATTCAGCCGAGCAAATGCCTACGATTGAATATCGTATGCCAAACGCCACTCAAGTCAAATATGTACATAGTCCTGTAGCAACATTAGCACAAGATAAAACTAATTGGGATATTCCTACTAACGTAGACATTAGTAATTTTGACTTCAGTTGGAAGCCTAGCCCATTAGAACCTGCATATATCTATCAGTTCGGTACTCAGTGGGCTAAGACTAGAGGTCCACGATATGTTGTTAAGGGTGCTAAAGAAGTAAAGTATATTGATAGCACTAAAGCAAAGGCATTAGACACTAGAAAAAATTGGGAGATTCCTAAGACACTAGACATTAGTGAATTTGACTTTAGTTGGCACCCAGATGATACTGATCCTCCCTATATCTATCAGTTCGGTACTCAGTGGGCATTAACTGGTGGTCCAAGATATGTAGTTGAAGGTGCCAAAGAAGTAAAGTATGTTGAATCTATTATTGCTAAGGCAAGATCCAACATGACTAACTGGGAAGTACCTGCGAATATTGATAACAAGTCCTTCGACTTTAGTTGGCATCCATATGCGGAAGATGATCCGTTCATCTATCAGTTTGGTACACAGCATCAAAAGACAGGTGGACCTCGCTATCTAGTACCCGGTGCTACAAAGATTAAGTATGTTGATACACGTGTTCTAAAGGCAAAGAGATTGCCAGATAGAACTAACTGGTATGTTCCTGAAAACACTGACGTATCAAAGTTTGACTTCAGTTGGCATCCTGATGAAACTGCTGATCCTGCTATCTATCAATTTGGTAGTGTTGTGGGTAAAGATGACGGCCCAAGATATATTGTACCTAACAATGATGGTAAGGTACTATTCTTAGAAAATCTTTATGCAGAAGAAACAGAAGAAAAATCTGTAGCAAAATACTTTATTGAAACTACACTAGAAGATTTAATCAGTCTGCATCCAGATGAAGTCTTTTGGGCATTGAACAGAGACTTGGATTACTCTAAGTTTGACTTTGATTGGAGACCAGATGTATACCAATCAAACTACATTCATGCCTTTGGTTCACGTGACAACATTGACACTCAAACATATTTTGTCAATGCTGTTATTTGGGAAAAGGGATTTAGAAATATCAACTATATCGAAGATGATAAGATTCAAATTAAAGCGAACCTTGACATGTTCTATGTTGATAGAGGAAACCCTGAGGCTCAAGCAAGATTTGACGCACTAAAAGCACGTTTCCCTAAGATTCAAAAGACTCGATATCTTAACAGTTGGGTAGACACAATCAATCGTTGTACTAATCGTGCATCAACAAGTTTGTTGTGGGTATTAAACTCAGAACTAGACTATAGCAATTTTGATTTTGAATACTATCCTAACGCATGGCAAATGAAGATGGTTCATGTGTTTGGTACACAGTGGAGTCACTGGGGAACTACGTTCATGGTAAATCGTGAATCATTCTCTAATGATACCAAATACATCAAAATCATTGAGCATTTGAACAATCTAAACTTTGTCAAGGACAATCGTGCTAAGGCAACTAAGTGCATCTATGACATAGTATTGATCGATCACGGCAACAGTGAGACAACTACAATTGTTGAACAACTTAAGCAAAAGGCTCAAGATAAGCAGGTCATTACTGTAAAGTATAGTGAGAGTTATTTAAACACTCTACATCAGATTTTAAGTAAGCAGCCTGAAAAGAAAGAACATTACTTGTGGATTTGCAGTAGCGTATGTGACTACCGTGATTTTGATTTCTCATATGTATGTGATCCATTTGCTAAAGATCAGTTGCATGTATTCCCTAGTGGTAAGCAAAAGTTTGGTGACACGTTCTTTATTGACGTTAATAAGACACGTGAAATCATTTCTGATATGAAGGTATTGGAAGACTACCATAAGGTTAATTACAACTCTACAATGCGTGTATCTCGCTTACCTGAACCTATCATTTCAATAAGTGATGATACTATGGTAAACATTGCACAGCAAGTCAATGATTGGCCATATGCAACTATTATCAGTGAAGGTAATAGTGATATTGAGCAAATTGAAGTTGAGCCTATGAACTTATGGCAACCTGACACTAAAAACATTATGGTTACCAGCACAGGCGCAACTAGAATTATTGTACCGCGTGAAGCAAAAGATTTCATTAAGAAAGAATTATATGATTATCCTTACATTAAGAAATCTGCTAAACTTGCAAAGAGTAATCCACTAGATATCGTATTCTTAAGCAACGGTGAAACTGGTGCAGATGAAAACTATGAACATCTATTGAAGATAACTAAGGGTCTTAAGAACCGTGTTGTCAGAGTAGATGGAGTTAATGGTCGTGCAGCCGCATATCACGCTGCCGCAGAAGCAAGCAACACACCTTGGATGTTTACAGTGTTTGCTAAATTGAAAGTTAGTGCTAAGTTCGATTGGAACTGGCAACCTGATAGAATGCAGGTGCCTAAGCACTATATCTTCCAAGCAAAAAATCCTGTGAACGGACTTGTATATGGTCACCAAGCAATGATTGCTTATAACAAGAGATTGACACTCGCCAACGAAGGTAAAGGATTAGACTTTACACTAGATGACGAGCATGAGGTAGTAGAACTATTGTCAGGTACTGCAATGTACAACACGGATTCTTTCTCAACATGGCGTACAGCCTTCCGTGAAGTATTGAAGTTACGTGCCGAAGATAGTGATGTTGCCCGTGAGCGCCTGGATGCCTGGATGAACAAAGCCGAAGGGGATTTTGCTCAGTACAGCATCCAAGGCGCAGTCAATGCCGATGAGTATTATGATGAAGTTGACGGTGATTTTGAACAACTCAAGTTGTCATATGAGTGGGCGTGGTTGCGTGAAAGATTTGAACAACTATGAAACGTATTCTGATATTAGGAGATAGTTTCGCCGCAGACTGGTCTACAAAATATGATTCATATTCGGGTTGGTCAAATCTACTAAGAGATAAATTTGTAGTCACTAACCTTGCGCAAGCAGGAGTTAGTGAATACAAGATTTACAAGCAATTGGATACGATCCGTTGGCTAGATAGTTATGACACATTCATTATAAGTCACACTAGCCCTTATCGTGTACATACAGCAAAACATCCTGTACACAGTGAAGATAAACTGCATAATAACGCAGACTTAATTTATTCTGACATTGAATATCATAGTAAGCGTTGGCGCAACCTATTTAATTTTGGCTTGCGCAGTGCAATGGGCTTCTTTAATCATCACTATGATATGGAATATTTTGAGACAACATATCGTCTTTATCGTAAAGCCATCGGTGATAGACTAAAATACAAAAACTATATCGTAGTCAACTTCTTTAAAGATATGGAACGTTACTATCAGGAAGATAACATCATAGACTTTTCAGATATGATACCTGAACATAGTGGCTTTATCAATCATTTATCAGAGTATGGAAATAAGTTGGTCTATGAAAAACTTTTGGAAAAACTTTAATCCTTTTCTCTTGCTTTTACAGCCATAATTTAGTATAGTGTAACTATGGCTAATCCCGTTATTCTCAATTATATCAAAAATCACGTAGACAGTAAGGGTGTGCCCACAATCTCAAATGACAAGTGGAACACCTTTATTACTCAGCATTCACAACAAGATATCAAGGAAGCACTTGCTGAATATATCATAGCCAATAATATTTCATTCCCTATTAAGGGAATTACTCAGCAAGAGTTCGAAGATAACTTTTTGAAGTTCTGTAAAACTTCTATGCTTGATGAGTACAAAGATTTTGATACTGTATTAGAAAAGTATCAATACAAATACAAGTATGAAGATAAGCCATTAGGTGTAATCGACAAGTCACATGTATATAACAAGTCTAGCGATTACTTTCAAGAACTAAATCGTATGAAGTGTGGTAGCACACTTGTAGACAGTCCTTATAATATTTGGACTACAAAGCATAAACTTGCTAAAATGAATTGGCACTTTTGGCGTAAAGGTGCGTTAGGTACTAGCGATATTTGTGCGGCTACATTCCGTAGTGCATTTCGTTTAGGTACATATACTGCTACACAGTTTAAGCCTAGTGTTGCAAAGGCACTATATGAAAAGCACAATGCTATTAATATACTTGATACAAGTTGTGGATGGGGAGACAGACTTGTAGGATTCTACGCTACACCCAACACACGAATTTATGTAGGGTGTGATCCTAACCCGGATACATTTGCAGTGTACAAACAGCAATGCATTGAGTATGAACGTTTACTAGGTGGTAAGCCAATTATTGTAGAAAATGTCAACTATTTTAGTTGCACGGGCGTTAAACATGTAGAGATATGGAATCTACCGAGCGAAGATGTTGATTGGAAGTTGTATGAAAACACATTTGACTTTTACTTTACATCACCTCCTTACTTTGAAACTGAAAAGTATGCAGAGTCAACTAGCAAGGTAGATGAACAATCTTGGAAGCGTTATCCCGATTACCAGTCATGGAAGAATGATTTCTTCTTTAAGGTAAATCGAATGGTGTGGGATACATTAACTGACGATGCATATATGATGATTAATATTGTTCCACCGTTAAGAGTACGAAGTAAGACTAATCTTTGTGATGAAACGGTTGATGATATCAAGACCTATCCTAATGCACATTATTTGGGTAAGATCGGAATGCGATTACAGGCTAGACCTCACGTGATCAGCAAGACAAAGAACGGTATCTACATTGAACCTATCTATGTGTTCAGAAAAAACAACAATAATTACCCAAAATCTGATGATTTTCACCATTTATTCAGTTTTAAGGCTTGACTTTAATTTAAAGACTAAATACAGTATGACTATGACACAAGCAAAGAACACAGCCGCACTTACGCTACTAGCGATTCCGTTAGCAGGCATCATTGCCCATGCGCTATATAAATTAGCACTAGAGGTATGGTGCATTGCATATGGTCTTATCTACTAAGGAGAGAAGCATGAACAAGTTACTATTAGGTACTATTTTTGCAGGACTGTTTTTAACTGCTAGCCCTGCTAGTGCCCAACACTGGGATCATCGCAGTGGAGTTGATCACGGTGGACGCCAGCATCCCGGCAGTTACAGAGAAATTCAGTGGCAACGTCATCACCATCATCACCATCACCGCCATCATCGTCACGGAAGATTGAACACTACTGAAAAGATTATCATTGGTGCAGTCATCGGCGGCGTAGTAGTCGATGCAATTCACCGTAATCGCACTGTAGAGCCTGTTGTTGTAACTCCAATCCCTGATTGTTATTATTTGCGTAGGCAAGACAACTTTGGTAATATTTACTACGAGCGTATTTGCCGATAATTGAATGAAAGTACGTTGTATAGATGCATGGGATAGTATCCATGATCAAGAAGCCTTTGTTCGTGATGTGACAGAAAATCATTATGATCGAATAATTATCTTTGGTCATAGAGAAATTGAACTACTAGTCCTAAAAAATAATCCCCATTTATTATCATTGCCAATTGAGAGTGTAATTGGTGCGGGAGAATTTATTGTCCCTAGACAATATCCAGTGACCAGTCACTGGAAAGAATGGTTTTTCATGCAATCATTGTCGCATTGGAAGGCTAATCATAAATTGCCTACTGAATATATTAAGCACGAAAAGAAATATCATTTTGTATCAATGAATGATCGAGGTCATGAGCATCGTTGCTACATGATAGATCAATTAGCAAAATACAATTTAATTGAAACTAACGCAGTCTCATGGAGAAATCATTTTTATAGCAGTGAGTTTAAGTTTGATTGGCAGTATTTTCAACCTAGAAAAATTATGTTAGATGGCCCTGAGGGTTATGATAAAGATAGGGCTTGGTTTAACTTACCAAAACAGTATAATCAATCATGCTTTCAATTGATAAGTGAAAGCGCAATGGATGCAACATTCATTACAGAAAAGACTGTGGGCGCATTGTTTAACTTTATGCCTTTTATTACTATTGGTTCAAAGCATTTTTATAAACAACTCAGAACTTTAGGCATTGTTGATTATGATGAATTGTTTGACTATTCATTTGATGAAGTAGATGATAATAATCTACGCACGGATATAGTGATCGAAAATGTCAATAGATTAGTCCAAATGCCTTTACATGAATTAGAACTTTTAGTAGACTCTATCAAAGATAAATTGATTTACAATTTTCATAGGTCGTGTGAGATTTCTTTATCATATGATAAATGGCATCCATTAGCATTAGAGACAATAGACGTTTATAATACAACCGGTGAAGTTTATAATCAATCTATAATCAACACTTATGTAACATTGGTGGGGCATTTTAATAAATAAGAATATTGCTGTATGAAGCAATGAAAAATAAGTCTTGGACCCGGGGGCGGTACCCGGCAGGTCCACCATAGACACATTGTTTAGTTATGGGTTTGGCCCCGGGATTTGCGTATGCGAGTCGGCAGTGTGTCTATGATGGGCCTGAAATAGGATCGACAGGGCAAAGAGTATCAGAGTGGACAGCACGGCAAGGTAGAAGTCGTTAGGATTGGGGGAACCCGGTCGAAGAAGCAGAAAACATAATTGCAAATGACAATTATTACACTGAGGAACTACGCCTAGCGGCGTGAGTCTCACGGGGTTGACTACCTTGTAACCCAATAGTCAGAAAAGGCACTTCGGTGCCTTTTCTTTTGGTTAAACTGACTAAATACTAGAATGAAGAAGTATCGATCCATTTTTATTTCAGACGTTCACCTTGGTACTAAAGATAGCCAAACAGGAAAACTTAACAACTTTTTGAAACATAACAGTTGCAATACATTATATTTGGTCGGGGATATCATAGATGGATGGAAGATACAACAAAATAAATGGCGTTGGAAACAAAGTCACACTAATGTAGTTCGTAGAGTATTAGGTCATGCCAAACGTGGAACTAGAGTGGTATACGTAGCGGGCAATCACGATGAATTTTTAAGAACAATGATACCCTACAATTTTACTTTTGGTTTGATAGAAATTCATAACCAAATAGAACATGTCGGTGCTGATGGCAAACACTATCTAGTCATACATGGTGATTTGTTTGATGGCATTACTAGACTAGCGCCTTGGATAGGATTTTTAGGGGACAAAGCGTATGATATCATTTTATCGCTTAATAGCAGATTCAATTGGATCCGTCATCGTATGGGTTTTGGGTATTTTAGTATTAGTAAATATCTTAAACACAAAGTAAAAAAAGCGGTTGATTTTATATTCCAGTTTGAAAAAAACTTGGCAGCATATTGTAAAAAAAGAGATTACGATGGAGTTATTTGTGGACACATACACCACGCAGAGATCAAAGAGATAGACGGCGTTACATATATGAATGATGGTGACTGGGTAGAATCATGTACTGCACTAGTAGAACATCATGATGGTCGTTGGGAAATCGTAACTTGGACTAAGGAGAAAGATGATGAAAGTAAAGAAGATAGTAAAGAAAATGTATCAAGCAATATTGAACCATGATGAAGCAAAAGAAAAAGAGTTGTGGCTAAAGGCATTGAACAAATCATTAAAAAATAAACACACTCAAGTTATTAGATAATGTTACAAGATAAAATTACTATTGTGGTTCCTTGCAAAAATGAAGAAAACTATATTCACCATTTATTAGAATCATTGCATCAACAAAATGTTGGTAGTACTAGAATTATTATCGCTGATTGTTCTACTGATAACACTAGACAAGTTATCAGAGATAACAGTGGTTCATTGAATGTAGAAATCATAGAAGGTGGTCCTGTTTCATTTGCAAAAAACAATGGTGCCCGACTGGTTACTACTCCTTACATCTTATTCATTGATGCTGATGTTAGGTTCTTTAAAAACACTGTTATTAAAGATGCAGTGAATGAAATTGTATCTAGTAATTTGGATCTTATCGGATTAAACATCAAGTGCTATGACAATGATATTAGAGCAATCATAGGCTTCTCTATCTTCAATGTAATAAATCACATATTGAAATATTTTTCTCCGTTTGCAGTTGGGGCGTTCATGC